GTGCTATGCGGCTGACGGGCTTACTGCGAAAATGAAGCCATATACCCGAGAAGAATTAGGCGATTACTTGTGCGAAAACTATTGCGCCAACACAGAATATGGAAAACGTGCATTTACCGCAACGCCTGACGGCCCTAGTATGTGTGAGGGGCGCTGGTGTGATGAGAACTACGAAACATACCTGGATGCCGTGGAGCACGGCGGGGAAGATTACGTAAGTGAGGATTGACTAAATTTGATGGAGGTGAAAACAATGGAGGTGCGAAAAATGGTTTTCCTAACAGAAAAAGAAGCAGAGGAGTTGGATCGCTTTCGCAAAAGGAGGCAGCATTTTGGCGGTGATTTGAAAATTGCCAACATACATAATCTGCCAAGCTCTTTCCCGGAAATGTATAAAAGGGTTTTCGGGACAGAATCCACGAAAAACAGCCTTTTCGGGCGGCCCTGGTATTCAAACGCAAATGATGATGTGATCGAGCTGTACGAAATGGCGTTGTCTGGGGGTTATTCCGTGAAGGGAAATTAAAGTTATCCGGATGAGCCGGGGAAAAGGGTGAGGCGGTGAAGTGTCCATATAGAAATTTTTCTAACTGTATAGTGCAAGAATGCCCCTCGTGTGAATATGTGGAGGCGCAGCATAAGGTTTTGGGCGGCAGAAAACCCCATTATATGAGCGATGAAGATGCTATCAAAGCGGGGTGTCTGTGGGAAGAATCGAAAACAGAATACAAATTTGTCGCCTGCAAATTAATTGAAGCGGGTACTCAACCAGTGCCGCAGAAGAAAGAAATAATAAATAACACATCAATAACAAAAGTGTCGATAACAAAGAGTATATTTTAGAAAGATTTTTGCGATATGAGGGAATGGGATTCAAATAAATCAAAGCCAGGAGGAGAAACAAATGGAAGTAAGGGAGTTTTTCAGAAAAACAAATGAGATATGCAAAGATAACGACTGCCACGTATGCCCAATATGTGAGCATTGCAGTGATGGCATATTTATAAGCGCAGACGATGTTGAGGAGCTAGTGGCGATTGTAGAGGGATACCAGAGCGGGAGGTGAAAAAGATGAAAAAAATCTTGATTTTGTTAAACTTTATTTCGCTATGTGGCATATTTTATATGCAGAAATGGAGTGTAATACCGTATGTATGTGTATCGTTACTTGCAATTGCAGTTTCTGGAGATTAGAGGGTTACGGTACACCGGAGGAGGATAAATTGAACGAGAGGGAGTGACGATTATGAACACGAAAAAAGCCATAGCTATTATGAGGGACGGGGCTAATGCAAAAAACTACAGCGAAGCCAAAGAGGCGAAAAAAATAGCTGTCAGGGCGATGGAAAAGCAGATACCGGAAAAGCCTGTATATACTTGCAATAGAGAGGTCATACACTGCCCTAGCTGCGATTATGATTTGATGGGCGGTGTGGGTAATGATGAAGAGATCATACATTGCTGGAAGTGTGGGCAGAAGCTTGATTGGTGAAATAAAAATTGACACAGGAGGGAGTGATAACATGGCGCATCATTACAAAAGCCACTGTAAGCAGTGCTACGCTTATAAGCATTGCAGTAAGGTAGAAGAGAGAATGGCCTATGTTGCATGGTGGAACAAGAACGGCCAGCCTATAGGGATGGGAAATCATGATTGTTTTGCATCACCGGAAGAATTCGAAAAAGACTTAAAAAACAAACAGAATATTAGAATCTCGTATTGTAAAAAATGGAGGGATTAGTATGGTATGGTTCGATGTAAAGGTTGTCATAAAGTTGACTGATGAAGAAAGAAAAGCTATTGAAGTTACCCAGAAAGTCCTGAAAGAAATAGACCGGAAAATATGGGATGAAGATGTTGAAGAATACGTAATCCTGAACTGCCAGCCCGGATATATGGCCGAAGGGTTGCAGTACATCTTAGATAACAACATTGTATGCTAGGTTAATTTTAGGAGGTTGATTTATGGGACGAAGCGTTGAGGTTAAAAGTTATGACTATGAGCAGTTGGTAAAAGAGATTAAGGCATATTACAAAACTGCTGATAGTTCCTTGATTGAAAAGATATTGCTTGCCGGTGGCGATAAGATAGGAGACAGATACATTATCCTAAACAATGAGTTCTGGGAGACTTATGATAGTTATTATAATGTGACATCAGTACTGGACGAATATTTGGGCAATGAAGAATTGGAGAATGTATTTGGCAACGTATTCTGCACACGCGATAAAAAAGCTGATTGCCGCAGTGTCGCACCGAGTGCGAGCAAGGAAGAAATATATCAAGTTTGCAGGCTTGGCGAGTATGCAGAAAATTGATTTTCACAGGAGGACTCAAAATGAACAAAAGAGTGCGTGACTTGAATTGGGATGATTATGGCATATCCAAAGACAGATACGATGAACTTCGAGCATTCTGCCGGCAGTATGAGGAAAAAAAGAAGAAAATAAAATACGGACTGCCGGCCGTAAAATTTGACGGGATGCCACGGGGAACCGGTGTGAGCAATCAGACAGAAGGGGCGGCCATCCAGAACGAGGAACTGCGAAGGGATTGTCAGCTGATAGAAGAGGCGGCGATCCGCGCGAATCCGAGCATTTACAGGCACATATTAAGGAGCGTGACGAAAAACATCCCATATGAGATGGTTGAATATGATCATGAATACGGACGGATACCGGTAGGGAAGACGGATTTTAACGGATATCGCCGATTATTTTACTTTAATTTGCATCTTTTGAAAAATGGGTTCAAATTGAGCGACATAATGTGATATAACTGTATTATCGATATTTGGGAACAATATTAACTCCCTGATAATGTTCCCAAATTTCCGGTTCTCCTCTCCAATTTTATATACGGCTTCCGGGTGTCACAGCCCGGTCGCCGATTGCTTCATGACACTCTCCTTTGGAAGAGGCATTTGCTGCTTAGCGCGGTAGGTGTCTCTTTTTGCGAGGGGAAAATAGGTGGGTATCCTCTGACGAGGTAGGCAAGCGGCGCGAGGGGCAAGCGCAAATAATTTATTGAATATATGGCTTGGTCATCCGAATAAATGGCATTTGAAATACGGAACGGTGGTGAAATACTTTGGCCAAAAACTTAACCGAAAAGCAAGAAAAATTTGTGCTTGGATTAATAGAGGGCAAAAGCCAGCGTGAAGCATACCGCGCCGCATATCCTTCTTGTAAGGCCCCTGATGCAGCGGTTGATGTAAAAGCATGTCAGTTGTTGAAAATGGATAAGGTTTGGATAAGGTATAATGAATTACGCGATAGGCTGATTCGAGAAGCCGAAAACGATACTATTATCACAGCGAAAGAAGTACTTGCGGAGATTGTCTCAATTGCAAAAGATGATATATCAAATTATCTTGATTTCAGAACGGAGAAAACGCAAGTAGGAATCGATCGGGAAACCGGAGAGCCAATAATAGGATATGCGCCAATCGTAGAACTAAAAGACAGCAGAACAATAAAGACAAAAAATGTTTCAGAGGTATCCATCGGAGCAAATGGACAATTCAAGCTTAAAACCTATTGTCGGGATACAGCCCTGTACAAACTGGCTGATATCTTAGGGTTGGCAGAACGCGAACAGGATAAAGATAATTCCCGCTTGGAGGCTCTAAGGGAAACATTTAAGGTGGTGAGCGATAATTTCGATAAGTAGAAAACAGGCTGAATTCATGATTTCCCCATTGCCGCGAATGACAATATGCGAGGGCGCTATTTCATCCGGGAAAACATTCATATGCAATCACAAAGCCATTGAACATATTGTAAATAATTATACTAATCAGGGACTTATATTCTTTGTTGGACGAACTCTGACAACGCTGGAGCGCAATGTGCTCGAACCGTTGGCACTGCAATACGGGAGGGATTTCAAATATAGCCTAAACCAGAAGAAGGCCAGCATTTGCGGAATACGCATCGAGCTTGAGGGATGTAATGACATATCAGCAGAGGCAAAGATACGAGGGAGCACGGCAGAATTTATCTACGGCGATGAATTAACACTGTGGAACCGGCCATTTCTGGTGCGGTGCATGGGGAGTTTAAGAACACCGAACGCCTGCTTCCTGGGCACCACTAACCCTGATTCGCCTATGAATTTTGTGAAATCAGATTATCTCGACCGTAAAGATGAACTCGGCCTGAAAAATATTAAATTCGACATGAAAGATAATCCTTCTCTGACGCAGGAATATATAGACCAAGTCAGTAAGGAATATCTCGGTGTTTTTCATGACAGATTCATCAAGGGACTTTGGGTCCAAGCAACCGGAAGAATCTATGACATGTTCAACGAGAAAATTAACGTTGTCCCATCAGAGCAGCGTGCATATACAAGATATTATGTAAGCTGTGATTACGGAACGCAAAACCCTACAACATTCGGGTTGTGGGGGCTCCACAATGCAGTCTGGTATAAAATTAAAGAATACCACTATTCGGGACGGGAGCAAAGCAAACAGCGAACAGACAGGCAGTTCGCGGATGATTATATAAAGTTTGTTGACGATCTGCCCATAACGGCCATGATCGTCGATCCATCAGCAACTTCGTTTATCGCAGAGCTAAGGCAACGATATGTACCGGTGATTCCCGCTGATAATTCGGTGCTTGACGGAATCCGTCTCACCGGAAGCCTACTGGAATCTGGAAAAATTAAAATATGCGATTGTTGCAGGGAAACGATAAGGGAATTCGGGTTATACACATGGAACGAAAAAATTCAAGATGAAGACGTTCCCGTGAAAGAAAATGACCATCATATGGACGATACACGATATTTTTGCAAAACAATATTGGATAAGGCTAAGCAATGGCACAGCGCGTAAAGCACACGAGGGAATTTAGCAAAAAGAAAAGTAGAAAAATTGTGCATCTTGCCAGTGTCAGTATCAAAAAACACGGCAAAATACTTTTTGGTTTTGTGAAATATTAACAAATGACGGGCGAAAGGGGTGACGAGTTGACCGAAACAGATTTGATAAACGCAAGGATTCGCTTTTACGGACGCGGCCGGACAAATAAAGATATCACGCGCATCATCCTTAATGAATGGCGCAACGGCGAGGACGCGCAGACCATTAAGGATATGCTTGATGCGGAAAAGTACTTCCTTGTCGAAAACACGACCATAGCCATGAAGCGCCGCGACCTGCCCGGATACGGTGAGAACAAAACCCTGTCGAACGCCAAAATACCATCGGCGTTTCTGAATGAGAGCGTTACCGAGAAAAGCAATTACGCCCTGGGGAAGCCGTTCGCCATCAGCGTAGAAAGCCCGCTGCCGGAAACAATCGACGAAACCGGCAATCCGGTCGAAGATCCCCAAAAAATAATCTACCAGGAAGAGTGGACGAAGTATCTTACGTCTGAACGCAGAAAAACAATCAGGAGAATAGGTAAGCAAGGGGCCATCAACAAGGGAATCGGATTTGCCTATGTCTCCATCGACCAAACCGGTGATCTCGCCATACAACACATGGAGTCAGAACAGATGTATCCGGAATGGTCGGACAATGAGCATACTATACTTGATGTCATAGTCAGGGATTATATAGAAGTCCATTACATCAACGGGAATCGCGAGGATGTCAACAAGGTCGAATTTTGGGACAGAGAAATCGTTGAGCGATATATCGACAAGGGACAAGGCGCGTTAATACCAGACCCGGACAGTCCCGGGCCGATGGCACACATGGATCAAGAAGGTATAGGGATATCATGGGGGAAAGCCCCGTTCATTGCGTTCAAGGGCAACGAGGATGAATTACCAGCGCTTAATCCAATCAGGGAGCTTATAGACAGTTATGACAAGCTACAGAGCAAGATGGTGGATTCCATCATGGATGCCCTGGAGCCGGTGCTTGCGCTTGAAGGGTATTCGCCGGAGCTGGGTGATTTAATCGCGCAGCGGGCGATCATGCAGAACTCACGTATTGTTGCTCCCGGAGTGGGCGGCAAGGCTTATTACGTGCAGGCCAGTCCGGAGATTATCGCCACGGAAACCGCACTCAAAATCATAGAAAAAAACATCCGCAAGGCCGCGCAGATGATCATGACAACCGACAGCGATACATCAAGTGACACATCGGGAATTGCGCTTAAGTTTCGCTTCCAAGGACTTGACACTTACACAGACGGGTTGGAGGCAGAATTTGAAGTATTCATGCAACAGCTCAAATACTTTTTCGATATCTGGTT